ATGAACGATCCTATGTTTGTCGAAACGCTAATTATTTCCTCATCATTTTTTATCATCGCGATTATTTTGATTGCTTCCGTGCTGCTGCTGGAAAACGGCTGACCGTTAGCCAGCCGCTGTATTTATTGTTTACGGAACGTCACCAGTTCAGGACGGGCGATACGCAGATAGTCCTGGGTATCCATTATCACCGATTTTTCCAGCAGGCCGGCGTTAAAGGCGATTTCATCGAAGCGCTCAAACAGCAGCGGATCGGCGACCAGCGTCAGATCCGGATGAAAGCTGAAGGGGGGAATGGCGCCGAAAACGCAGCCGGTAAGCGCATCCACTTCTGCCGGACTGGCGAGAGAGGCCTTTAGCCCACCGAAATGGCTGGCCAGCAGGCTCAGATCGGCCTGCCGATCGGCGGCAAGGATTGCCAGAATATGTTTCTTAACGCCGTTGCCTTTTACCTTGCAGACCAGTGCTTTTGCACCCTGCCGGAGATCGGTCCCGCGAATTTCACTGACCGCTTCGCATTTCCCAACGGCCTCATGCGCCACCACGCGAAAGCGCGCCTCCTGCTCGGTTAATAAGCTGATTAGCCGCTGATGGGTCGTCGTCCCGGTCACGTCATCAGACATAACGATTTCACCTGTGATTTGCCAATACGTAGCTTGCTACATTAGCACGGGACGGAGAGGGCTGAAAGAAAACAGCCAGCGGGAGCGCTGGCTGTTGGGTCATGCGTTGCTGGTGGATGACTGTTTCTGGAGCAATTCGCTAAAATCTAAGTGACTGAATTTAATTCGTAAAACTCTTTCCCCAAAACATCCCCAAAATAATTCCCCAAAACTCCCTGTTTAAATCACAACTTTTTTCCATTCTAGACCACGGTCATCTCCATACATTACGCTCATTGCTTCGGTTTTATGCCCTAAAAGAGTTTTGACATCTATACCCTGAGCTTTGTATGTTCTTGATGAAAGAGAGCGCTGTTCATGAAACGGTGGGAGGGCAGTGCAATCCTTAGGCCAGGTAATATTTGCTTTATCTCTTGCCTCCTTAAAATATCTTGATATTGTTTTTTCGGGAACGTGAGATCCCGCTTTACCGTAAGCGTGATGCTTAACATGGTGGATCAGATAAGGGCTCACTACTCTATCGCGACACTTACTAATAACATCAGCCAGAGTCAACCCGATTGCATCGCACCTTAAATTTAAGGGGATAGCTAACTTCATTCCGGTTTTATTTTGGGTAACATGAAGGTGATTATCCCAAATGTCACTAAACTTCATCTCGACTATGTCACCTATCCTTTGCCCGGTTACTAAAGCCAAAAGCATAGAATTTTGAGCGCAAGGCGGCAAAGAGCCTGCGCTTTCAAAAATCAACTTCCATTGTTCAATGCTAAGTCTGCTTCGTTTCACTTTGGCTATTGGATTTTTTACAGCTAAGGCTGGGTTGTAGCCAGGATCAACCTCGCCAGCATGCTGCGCCTCTTTGAACACGTCGTTTAGTACGCTTCTTATCAGTTGGCCCATTCTGTGCTTTCCCTCTGCCTTATATTCATCAATAATTTTTGCAATGAGTCTTGTATCAACATCCTTCAGGCGAAGGTTTGGCACTCTATCTGCGAGGATCTGAGAACATAATCGTCTGGATTTTAAAGTAGGGTTTTTTATCTCACCGTCACGCAACCTTTCCATCTGAATTTCGATGTATTTTTTAATCCACTCACAAACACGTATACCTTGATCCTTTTTCCCTGAGCTCTTCATTGCCATATCAATCAGAGCATAAGATTGCTGAGTTTCTTGTTCTGCGGTTATACGGTTCATCTCGATTGCAGCAGCTTTTGCCGCTTCCTCATCTGTTCCGAATCCAATAAATGAACCTGTTACAGGGTGGCGATATTGCCAATAAATTTTTGAAGTACGCTTATCTAACTTACAGTAAAGGTTGGGTATTTTGACATTATGTTTTCTGGGGCGAGCTGCCATTTATCGCTTTCTCCACTAACTGGCGGGCCTTGTCTGATAATGATGACGAAATATCAACACTGCCAACCATGCCAACAAAACGAGCATCTTCATCTATAACCCAGCGTCGACCTTGCTTTAAGGCTGGTGGATAAGTCTGTTTGGTCTTTGCTATTTTGTTTAATGCTGAGTTGCTTAATGGATATTTGAATCCATTAGGACCAGATGCCCACTCATAAAGTGTTACTAACTGCCCCATGCGTTTCTCTCCACTTAACCGGCTGCACCCGGTGTTTATTTCTGCAATTTATCCTTCATGCTCTTAACTGTTACCGTAAGCAGATCGATATCAGTCACTTTGCCATGAATTATTTCAGCTATCCGCTCAACGATAGCGCGGTATTTTGTTTGTTCAGCACCCTGAAGCATGGCGGCGCGGCGACCAGCTTTCCACGCAGATTCGGCCATAACACCAAGCATCTGTTTAGCTGCCGTGGTGTATTGGTTTTGCTGATAATGCTCATGCCATTCTCTACCGAACCATGAATAAAAATTATCATCAGCATCAACTACCGGCGCTGGCGGGGCGGTGTATAGCTCTGTACCAAGAGCAGGTTTGCGAGGTACGCCGTTATCTGCGTACCAACAAACCCCAACAGTCTCAACCTTCGCCACCGGAACAGCATTTTTCTCCGCTTCGAGCGATGCCAGCGCCAGCTTCATCGCAGCCAACGCCATAGCCGCGTCTTCGTTTACTGCGCCGGGCACAGCATCGCGCTCTTCTTCAAGCTCCATTATGGTCTTCACTAGCCATTCTTTTAGGGTAGTGCTCATTGGGCGGCCTCCTTGCGAAGTTGGACGGCGATGTCTTCGAGTACTCCATCAGCGAACGAGCGATCGAAATCCCCCTCTGGCGCATCAGCCATAAACTCTGTAGATGTGAGAATCATCCGTGCGATGTCTGCCGCGTTCTTCGCCGTGTCATCGATAAACCCAGCCTCCCATGCGGCCAGCATCCTGTTAGCAACAAAGTGAGCGCCTTCCTTGTGGGCCTGCGCCCGCACTTCAGCCAGGCATTTGCGGAATTCAGCAACGTATTGTTCGACACTCATTCCCCAGGTTAACGGGCATTCTTCGACGGTTTCGCCTTCGTATTCTTCATCAGGGACTTCTTTGGTAAAGAATTCGCGCTCGATGGCATGGAGCGTGTCAGCGAAGCGGCGTAGGTTTCTCAGACCTTCCGTGATAGAAAATTCAGGAGCCTCGCAGCCAGCGCCCATCTGCTGATATACGGCGGTTTTGAAGGCCTTCAGCCCCGCATTCTCCGCAGCCAGCGCCGCAGCTTCATTACGAACCTTACGCAGTTCCAGAACAGCTACCTGCACTGCATAAGCGAACATAGCAGCAGGTCGATCACTCACTTTTTCACTGTCTCGTTGCATGTTGACTGCAATAGTCATAAGTTCATCCAGCTGTTCGCCTGTCATTGGTTTATTGGCTGTCATGATTTTGCTCCTGCTGCAATTTGTGTTGCTTGACGAAGTGGGCCACAGCCTTTGACTGGCTGGCGACAATGGTTTTGTCATCCATGTCCAGCCAAACGGTTTTACCGCGATACAGTGAGGCCCGACCAATTTCCTTACCATTGAGCATCACATACAGAGATCGTCCGCGAATTTCTGTTGTTGGTACTGGTTGTGACAAGCGATAGAGTTCACGTGCTTCAGCAATGGCTTTATGTTCGTCAATAATCGAGAGCGCCTCGGCCAGGGCAGTCCCTTCAAGTGTGAAGACACCTTCATCAGTGATCGTGGCCTGAGCCATCAGCTCAACGAAACGGCGTGCGTTCTTTACGCTCAGCTCCGGCGCGATAGAGCTACGGGTAACTTTCGTTTTCCCCTGTGCAGCTGCTACTGCTTTATCGTGCTGTAAAACTTTCCCGGCCTGTTCGCCATACTCAATAACGCGATCAACCGCGACATCGACAGACACCGCACCGGATTTAACTTCCTGCTGAACGTCATGGTTCGCCGTGCTAAGGAGCAGCAGCTTCTCGACGGTGGCCACAGACTTATTCACCAGCTTTGCTATCTCGCTGGTGGTCTGGTTAAAGGCGTTATGTAGCTCCTGAATAACAGCTGCCTGTTCCATATCGGATAGCGGAAGCTGGTTATTACTGGTCATGATGCGGGCCAGGCGCTGAACATCGTTACCGTTGAACGGCATGATATGGATGCGGTCTACTGGCTTACCTGCTTCTGCACAACGCGCATAGCAGCGACGACGACGGTGACCTTCAACAACCCACACTCCACCTTCATCACGGGCGATAACCTCCAGCGGGGGAACGGAGCCACCGTTCATCAGGTAGTTGAAGAGGTCATCATCTGCCTGGCGGGTTCGTTCATCATCTTCGCGTTTGTTGAAACCTTCCCGCACATGGATTTGATCAAGGCTGATGAACATCCCGGTATCGGTGCGCTTGATGGTCCCGTCACGGGTCATTTGCTTGAATGAGTTAGCCATCAGAGAGCCACCTCGTTATTTTGGGAAATGACGATGGGTGACAGCTCACGCAATTCTCGCTGGGCTTCCAGTAAATGCATATTGGTTCTGCTCTTCGTGTGGCGTTCAACAATGCGGTCACACTCTTTGGCCCAGCTTGCTACATCTTCACGCAAGGTGATGTTCTGAAAAGCCAGTTCCTTACGCTGAGCCATCGCTTCGCAAAGCGCTACGCTTGTATAGTCCAGGCGGTTAGCCAGTTCGGTCATAATTCCGCGATAAGCTGGCGGAAGGAGAGGGGCGGCCTTACGCGCTGCGTCGATCAGCTGCTCCCGGGTCATGCGTGGTTGTAACTCGGTGACGTTCTGTGTGTTCGTCATGGTTAGTTTCTCCGTGTTATACGCGCTCTGCACAGCGCTGAATTTTGGTTGCACGAATCCCGGCACTTGAATGCTGCCAAATTCGTAATTATTCATTAGGTATTAAAAATATTCGCGATTATCAGAACGAACGCGTTCGAGAATAATTTTTGCTTCATCCAAGGTTGGTGCAAGCAAGGCTTTTTCTATCGCTCTGGCAAAACTAATCGCATCGCATTCGTAACTGTCTGCCCGTGATTCCCAATCAGATGCCTCTTCTTCAGCAGAAGAAATACGGTCATCGTATTCATATTCCAGCTCGTGGCGAACCTCAGCGCGAAGACTTTCACGAATAATGTCTGACGCTTCTTCAAGTGGAAGGATGACCAGTAAATTTTCGGGCTGATAAGTACCATATTTAACAGCCAAATCATTTGCAGACATGCTACCTCCAGAAAAAGCGCCCGCCGCTGAGCGGGCAAATAACATTTTTCCAATCCAACCAGAACAGGCTCATCGTCTCCTGTTGGTTGAGATGGCGTTATTACCATCACCAAGCACCCTGAGGATGCTTGAGGCTGGCAGCCACAATCGACACTGCAATGTCGACACGTTACTTCTCCACAAATGAGAGCGCGCTCTCCTGAGTTGATTTAACGACTACGGCCTCTCAAGTTGAACGCAGAACGCGCTTTCAGTTGTGTAAAAGGGGCGGTCGACAATAAGGACATTCAAAACTGCCGACCGCCAAGACTACACACAGCAATCAAAACTTTGCCTGTCTTTTCACCACATCAGGCTCAGTGGTATTCTTGGAGTTCTCACACAACCAAGAAGGAAATTAAAATGAGTCAAACTCCAATTGATATGGTAACTCTCGCCCGAAGGATTGAGGCGCTTGAGAACGCATTTACTGTTGCTCTTCACTCAATTTCAACAGCATTACCATCAGTTAAATCAGATGTAATAGAGAACCTTAATCGGCACGCTCAGTCTTATGAGGGTAAGGATTCTTACATTGTTTCTACAAGTCGTTCGCTTGTTGAGCGAATCGAGGGCTTTAACCCCACCATTAAAGGCTGATTTTTGTTATCTCGCCGCCCTGGATGTGGGCGGCTTCAATCATCGAGCGCTCTTCAAGTGCCAAAATAGAAGCCAAATTTGCAAACACCGTAACGCACTGAACAACGCAGTCAGAGCAAATGACCGCCTCGTCTTTTCCACCTTTAGCAATAATCCGTTTTGCCTGCTGTTCTGTAACTCCGCAGAAAGAGCACTTGTAGATACTGTTACCGCTCATTTATGTTCACCACCACAATGTTCGCTGCTGATGGATTAAATATGTACCAATAGTTCAATAATGTAAAGTACCAAAAGTACACTTGTAGTGTTTAAATACATAACTCATTGAAAGTTAGCGTGTTTTAATTTATCTAATGCCGATGCTATGATTAATAAAACATCAAAAAGGTGAGCGCTAATGGATTTGGACGATGAAAGGGTGAGCATGATTGTTCATGCTATGGGCAGGGCGATTATGGATTTATCGCTATCAGATCAACCAGTGACGAAGGAAGCCATCATCGAGAAGTTGGAACACTATCGCAGAGAGACAGGCAATGTGATCGGCAAGGGAGTTAACAGGGATGCTGCGGAGATATTGAGGGAAGGTAGCAAGGCTGTGAAGTAGGTACAAAAACCCGGCCCAATGGCCGGGGATTCATTTAGTTAGCCTTCTCGCAACCTGGCTGTCCACGGTCGATAACTTCGGTTCCCTCTACAATAAATCCGAATTTACCGAACAGGAAAGAGTGGTTGAATTGAGTAACAACAACGTCAGAAAGAGCAACAGAGCATCTGTTCTTCTCAATAGCACGATCAATTGCCGTTTTCACATTAGGGATCCCGAGCGGGAAAATCACGACGGGAGCAGAATCTTCTGCTTTAACGCGCGCACCTTTAACGAAATTGTTTGAGTTGAGATTGTAATTTTTTGTGCTCGCTACAGTCAGATCCGCAACGCGAGAGCTACACCCAGCTAACATCATTACCCCAAGAGCTAAAGCTAAAGCCTTTTTCATTTTTTGTTTCCTTTGATTGCAATCGGAAATATCTTAACATGGGTTGGTGGCAATAAAAAACCCGACCGAGGTCGGGTTTCATAATTTATCCAGCTATCCATGGTATCGGTAAGTAACTCAAAGATGTATGTTTTAGAATGTTTTCGGTTACTAACTTGAGCGCAATTGCATTGAAACGTTCAAAATACCATAAATTATCCTGAACGAATTGCTCATCAAAAGCATCCGCATCGCTTAAGGAAAAAAACGTAGTGAACACGGCATTGGACTCAAAAGCTAAATCGGATTCATCGGGATCCTCCCTTCTCGGTCCAGAGAATGCGCGAACCTTAGCTTCGATCAGCATGCTTATCTTGAATGAATTTGAGTCATCAACCTTTTCGTAACTAACCTCAGGGTCCTGAGTGTTTACAGTAATGAATCCCTCTTCACCGATGTTGATTTCTTTGAAAGAAGAGGAAATAACTTCAAAACCTTCAAAATAAAAATTTTCCAACATCAATGTCTTATCCCCCTGCCTACAGAGAGATGCCAGTTTCCTGGTTGGCGAAGCTCTCTACTGAAATCCAATGTTTCAGAAACGAATTCATTTTTTCTTTCAAAATGGAAATGGATTTCTTTTTTGATTGCCAGTTTTTCTTCTATCGCTTTTTTTACAAACTCATTCAAGTTAAGCCCTTGATTCTTAGCCGATAGATAAGCATCTTTATGCAGGTTTTCTCCAACCCTAACGTTAAAGGTTCCGCTCATAGCTTTTTCAGGTTGTTTCCCTATGGCAGAACAGGTCTCCAGATAGTCGTCAACTGCTTCCTCAAAGGCTCGCTTCAAGGCAGGGAGGGAGTCTGCTTCATAAGTAACAACATCTGCAATGCACTCAATTTTTCCATGCAAAACCATGTCATCAAGTGACGTTTCTACACTTCCACAATAATTCTTGTATTTCAGCATCTTATTCATTGCTATCTAACTCATCTAAAAGAGATTTGGCTTCTTCAAGCACATACCCTTTCACAATATTGCCTGGGTGTGGGCAATGGAAGGCTACGATACGCTTTACATCGTTGACAAATTTCCGACGCGATCCTGAACCGTTGATAACCTTAAAGCCATAGTGTCCAAGAAGCGTAACAAGTTCATCCCAAGTAAAATCTTTAGGAAGAGCGTTGAGCCTTGAGCGAAGTTTTTCCTTCCTGCTCATAGTGATTACATCCTATACGAAGAAGTATAGCAACTAAAAAACAGTTGCAAGTTGTGCTTAGTCTTAAAAATCAGAAAAATAACCACTTGCCACAGGTAAGGAAGCCTGTCTTTTCTGAGTTTTCTACAGGTCATCACTGCTTATGCTTAACAACTATAAATCAGAGCCTATTGTACGTGATTGACTCATGAATCAGCGCCTTACCCATTACGTAGAGTTGGTCCTGATTTTCTTCTTTGATGTACCACTTCTCATAAGCTGGGTTATCAGACAGAACTGCTAATTTGTCACCTTGCATCTGAAGACGCTTCACGTGGAAAGTTCTGCCGTACACGAAAGAGTAAACTCCGTCAGTTTGGAAATGTCGCACCGAGATATCCACGAACAACCTATCCCCTGACACTAAAGTTGGGGCCATGCTGTCCCCACTTACCGTCATTACTTTGACGTCTTGTTGTGGGCGATTACCGAAGAGAGAACGGGCATGTTCAGTGGTGAACTCGATTGCATACAGAACTTCAACATAGTCCGAAAGCATGTAGTTTCCGGGACCAGCACTTACAGTAAGATCAAGAACATCTACACGGTAAACATCGCTGCTCATGTTGGCTTGTCTTTTGGTAATTCCGTCCTCAGAAGAATCACCTAGCAGGTAAGTTGCAGACGTGCCAAGAAGAGCTGCCAGATCCTGCAACTTTCCACGCCTTGGTATTGCTTCCCCGTTAAACCATTTACTCACAGCTTTAGGTGTTAGCTTCATTTTCTTGGCAATTTCTGCCTGCCGACCATGAATCTGAAAACCAGCTTTTTCACAGGCCAGCGCTAGCCTTTTGGAGAAGTCTTGTCGCGCTCTTTCTTCCTGAACCATGAGTTCAATAATAGGTGTACTTGCGTGAACTATCAGTTCCGTCATAATATGTACTTTAAGTTCATAAAGTGAGGTTCATATGCAAGAGGAAAAACTCCCAACTCTTACTGAAGCAATCAAGGAGATTGGTGTCATTACCATCTCTTCTGCTTGCGGATGTAGTGCTCGTTCCATCTATAAGTGGATGAAAAAAGGATGTCTGCCTCGTACAGATTTTACTGGCGAGACTAACTACGCGGAAAAAATCGCCTTAGCCTCCGAGGGAAAATTCTCAAAGGAATTGATCAAGGCGATTAGTCGCCCCCAAAAGCCTACAGATTCAGCGGCTTGATAGAAACCACAGAAAGGAGGATATGACCGTGGGTAAAGAACCTGAATGGAAAGTTGAGAAGCAACCCGCCTGGCTGGTGGCCGCAATCAGGAAGACCATTGCCGCGTTGCCAGGCGGGTATGCTGAAGCGGCGGAGATTCTGGACGAAACCCAGAACTCACTCTTTAACCGCCTTCGTGCTGGTGGCGACCAGATTTTCCCAATGGGCTGGGCAATGGTGCTTCAGAGCGCTGCGGGCGTAAGTTACATCGCTGACGCGTTCTCTCGTGAAACTGATAACGGTATTCACGTTCCCGGCGCCGTGCCAGATGATGAAAACGAAGAGATTGGCCTGAAACTGGCCGAGCTGGTGGGGAGACTTGGTGAGCTGGTCAATGCTTACCGTCATTACATTGAAGATGGAGTCGTTGACCGGAGCGAGTGGCAAAGTCTTAACGATATCGCATATCAGTTCAGGGTCACTCTCATGACGTTCCTGAACCTTATTTCCCGTGTTTATTGCCTCCCAGAAATGGGTGAGGCCCGCGAGTGTGCAGCTCCGGGCCCCTTGGCGTGTCGTATCAGTGGAGAAACTAACGCATGAACAGTTTAACGGTAAACAACCGTCTCCCGCAACTCCGTGGTATTCCCGTTGTTGGAACCTCGTCGTTTCGGTATGAGCGCATGGTATCAGGCCGCTGGGTTCCATGTAACCACAGCAGGGCTATGGCGATTGTGGGTGTCTGGCGTCGGAAGGGGAGAGCGCTGTGCGAGAACTTAACCGGCGTTTCAGAGATCACTATGGCGTCCCGGTGCGCGTCATCAGGTGGGAGCCCGAGACTCGACGCGTTATATACCTTCGCGAAGGGTACGATCATGAGTGCTTCAGCCCTCTTGAGCAATTCCAGCGTAAATTTACAGAGTTAAAGGACGACCATGAGCAGAATCTTTGACATCGTCCAGTCAATGTCAGGCCAGAAGAACGTCATTGTTCTTCCCAGGCCGTACCTGCTGTTCTTTAAAGAAGACCAGCAGGCTCATGCGCTGGCAGCAGTTCTTAATAACCTCGTTTTCTGGTCAGCATTTGGGGATGAAGACGGCTGGTTCTATAAAACTCACAAGGAGCTTGGAGCTGAGGCGGGCGAATTAACTGAAGACCAGACAGAGCGGCTGGTTAAAAAGTTGGTAAACAAGTATCTGCCTGGCGTGATCGAGACCTGCTCTCGAAAGGTCAATGGTACGCCAACCAAGCATTATCGCATCGACGGCGATGCTCTAATCTCATTAATCTTTCCAGAAAATAACGATTCCGCAAAAGTACGTAATGGAAAACGTGAAGATGCGGAATCAAAACCGCGAAGCTGCGTTTCTCAATCCGCGAATGACAGGAATCTTGGGAGCCGCGAAAGTACGGAATCCTATCTCTATACAGACTTTAATACAGAGTTAAACAAGCAGACTAATAAACCTATTTGTCCGGTTGCGCCGCAACCAGACCGTGATGTGTTGATCACCGATCAGGCTAAACAGGTTTTAACCCATCTGAACCAGGTGACCAGTTCGCGTTATCAGGTTTCAACAACCTCGCTGCAAAACATTCGCGCCCGAATCGGGGAGGGATTCACCGTTGAAGATCTGTCGCTGGTGGTGGACTACTGCAACGCCAAGTGGAGCGACGATTTAACAATGGCGGCCTACCTGCGCCCGCAGACACTTTTCCAGCCAACGAAGTTTCCAGCTTACCTGAAGTCCGCTACCAACTGGGCGAATGCCGGAAGGCCAGCGCGTGTTAACGGGAAGTGGGAGCGTGAGGATGGAATCTTCAAATCAAGCTTCCAGAATACCGACTACAGCAAAATTCCCGATGGCTTCAGAGGAGCGAACAAATGATGGAATTAACGCCGCGTCAGAATGAAGTGTTCGAAGCTATCAAGGTTCATATCGAAAAGGCTGGCTTCCCACCTACGATGCTGGAGCTTGCCGGATTAATTGGCTGCGCATCACCGAACGCTGCTGTAACGCACGTGAAGTCACTTAAGAAAAAGGGTTACATCACTGTTGCTCCTGGCGCAGCCAGGGGCATTACCGTCGTCAAAACGGAATGGGATGCAGATCCAGTAACGATCATCAAAGACCTGCTATCCGGTGGAGATAAGGCCAGAGATAACGCTGTTGATTGGCTGAAAAAACAGGGAGTGAGTTTATGAAACTGGTGCTCCCGTTCCCACCGAGCGTAAACACATACTGGCGAGCCCCAAACAAGGGGCCGTTAAAAGGCCGCCATCTTATCAGCGAGAAGGGCAGGGCATATCAAAGCGCGGCATGTGCAGCGATCATTGAGCAACTGCGTTGCTTACCAAAACCATCATCATCACCAGCTGCGGTGGAGATCCTTCTCTTTCCTCCAGATGCCCGCCGCCGCGACATCGACAACTACAACAAGGCTCTGTTTGACGCGCTCACGCATGCAGGCATTTGGGAGGATGACAGCCAGGTGCAGAGAATGTTGGTGGAGTGGGGACCGAAGGTACCGGGTGGACGTGTAGAAATATCGATCAAGAAACATGAACCTCTGGCGGGTGCAGCCGCCTGATAAGTGGAGAAGAGCATGAATCAGATGAACATCACCGTAACGTGTCCGACGCACCATGCCGCCGCAATAGGCCATCAGATAACGATGTCCAGTCGTGAAATTGCGGAGCTGGTCGATTCCCGACATAGCAATGTCTGCGTAACCATCGAGCGACTGATGAAATCCGGCGTGATTGGGGGGTATGCTGCAATGCAGTACACCCATCCTCAGAACCAGCAGGTTTACCACTACTACGAAGTTAACAAGCGAGACAGCTATGTGATCGTCGCGCAGTTGTGCCCGGAGTTTACTGCCCGTCTGGTTGATCGCTGGCAGGAACTGGAGAGCGGGGTCGGGATGGTTGTTCCCCAAACACTCCCTGAAGCGCTCCGGCTCGCCGCTGATCTTGCTGAACAGAAGCAACGTCTGAGTGAAGAACTGGCAATTGCCGCACCGAAGGCTGAATTTGTTGATCGCTACGTCAAAGCTACCGGGTCAATGACTTTCCGGCAGGTTGCCAAGCTCCTTAACGCCAAAGAACCAGAGTTCGCGATGTTCCTCATTGAGAACGGCATCATGTATCGCCTGAACCGCGTGCTTACTCCGAAGAGTAAACACATCGAAGCAGGCCGATTTGAAGTTAAGACCGGGACCACTAACCAGACCAACTATGCGTTCAATCAGTCTCGTTTCACGGCGAAAGGGGTGCGCTGGATAGGTGGACTTTGGGCAGAGTATGTCGCTAAGGGGCAAATTGCGTGAGAGCCATACTGACGCCTGAAATTGCGCCGATGTCCGGGGTGGTTCTGTTCCGCCCTGGTACCGAACTGCTCTGGCTATTCCGTCAGGGAAGGGTAGTTATTGAGCCACCATCCGAAGCCATACAGCATCTGCCATCTGGATTAATCCCTGAAGCCCACCAGCCCCTGACTGACGATGCCAACATGCAGGCTATTTTCGTTAACGAGAGGGTCATTCAGCGAGCTGGTGGATTGAGTAGCCTTGATGCCTGGCTGGAGAGAAAATTTGAATGCCAGTGGCCTCACACTGACTGGCATGCCAGTGACTTTACGGTTATGCGCCACGCTCCGGGGAGCATTCGTCTTTGCTGGTCATGTGATAACCATTTACGTGAGCAAACCACTGAAAGACTGGCAGGAATTGCCATGCAGAACCTGGTAAAATGGCTGCTGGAAAGGGTAAATATTGATTTAGGTTTCAGCCCTGACCACACTCTTTCGCTTCCTGAGTTCTGCTGGTGGATGGTACGTAACGATCTTGCTGACCTTGTTCCTGAATCAGTGGCGAGCAAAGCCCTCAGGATTAAGCCTGAATCGCACACTTCAGTAATGCGGGAAAGCGACATTGTTCCGTCATTACCGGCGACTGAAATCCTCCAGGAGAAGGTTAAAAAGATAGTCTCGGTGAAAGTCGATCCTGAATCACCGGAATCTTTCATGCTGAGGCCAAAGCGCCGCCGCTGGGAGAACGATAAGTACACCCGCTGGGTGAAGTCGCAGCAGTGCAGTTGCTGCAATAACCCGGCAGACGACCCCCACCACCTGATAGGCCACGGGCAGGGCGGAATGGGTACCAAAGCGCACGACCTGTTTGTGATACCGCTGTGCAGAGCGCATCACAACGAGTTACACGCTGATCCTGTGGCATTTGAAGCGAAGCACGGCGACCAGTTAACGCTGTTGTTTCGGTTTTTAGATCGTGCGCTGGAAATCGGCGTACTGGCGTAAGTGGAGACGCAAATGATCAATCCTTCAGAAGTAGGCAAATCCGGCGAGTTGGTTCGCCTTCGCACTCTCGAAAGTATCTGGGTACAGGGAAAGCTCCGCATGTGGGGTCGCTGGTCTTATATCGGTGGTGGCTCGGGCGGAAACATGTTCAACCAGCTGCTGGCTTCCGGGAAAATAACCAAATCCGCTATCAACGATGCGCTGCGCCGCATGAAGAAATCCGGCATCACCAAACCAGAGCTGGAAGCATACCTGCGCGAAATCCTCGACAGCAAAAACAAAAGCGGCCTGGCATTCTGCTCGGATGAAGAGGGTCTGAAGGTGGATGGTGTTATTGCTTCCGTTCTGATGAATGACGACTACCGATCACTTTATGGCGTCATCGTGGACCGTCACAGACTTCGCAAGAGCAAGCTCCAGATGGCGAACGAGCTTAATGCCAAACACCCTGACTGGACCCTCATCACATGCCGTCGTCGCATTGATACATGGGTTAGTCTTGCAGAATCGATGCTTTACGCACCACTTTGTGACGCATTCGGCACAAATAGCGACAGATTTAAGTTGCAGAGTGAGCAGGAAAGTGCTTAAATTGTGGTAGGCTCGGGACGTTAAAGCGAACTGAGCAGCAAAACACTAAGAAACCCGCGATTAGCGGGTTTTTTCATTTCTGATTAAAAAAACATTTTTGACATAATCGTTTTGGAAATATGCTGAATCCACTTATCAACGAACAGGTGGATACATGCAGCAGATTAAAAACCATAAAATACCTCTTGATGGCACAAACCCCACAGATTTGAATGCCTTAAAAGATATTATCGAATCTAATTCGTATATGTTCGAAGAGTATCTTCTTACTGATTTTGGTGGAGATGCGAGATACTCGGTCGTTGATGGTTCTTTTGAAATCACGGCGATAGCCGAAGGATTTTTCGAATACACAGCCGAGATAAATTTCTACGCGGGATGCGCAAACATGAACGACACCAGTTCTGTTAACGGGACTATGGAGTTCGAAATCGAAGATGGAAATATCATCATCGAGTTGGATGAAACTGTTTGGGATGTCAGATAAAAAACAATTACCTATCTAAAGAATAAGGCCTCTTCATTAGAGGCCTTTTTTATTTCCCCTCATTACTGAGAGGACCCACGGCAATAAGAGGGGGCTAAATGTCCGCAGAACCGATATCTGCTACGGCAACTGCTGGTGTTGCTGCCGGAACTACCGGAATCACCTTCGCCACGATGTTTCCTGAGGCTACTCCTGCCGTAATGCTTTGTTCTCTTGCAGGGGCCGCTTTATACGTCCTGAGCAGCGAAGACCATAAGCTCTGGAAGCAGATACTGTTTGCGCTTATCTCATTTATCGGTGGGGTTTACTGCGCCGGAACAGCATCTGAAATCATCGCAGCGCTTATCAATGCGGCATTAAGTCACCTTTCTCCGCCAGTTGCCGTGAAAGTATCTCCAGCCATTGGCGCGCTGGCGGCCTCAACGGTTTCTGTCACCGTCCTGCTTCGCGTTCTCAAGCGCTCGAAGACGGGAGACTTACCCGGATTGAAGGGGGAAGAATGACGTGGCAAACACTGATCCTGAACATTAACGCTGTTGCATGCATCCTCATCACCATACGCCTGATGTTCTTCAGGAAGCGGAGCTTACGGCGCCGCCGTCTGATGGAGTTTCTGGCGTATGGGCTGATCCTCGCTCCAGCGTTTACTGCTTTCCGAATCTGGCATGGTGATTACGTGCAGGTTGATTACGGAGAGTTGGTCGTCAATCTCGTTGTCTGCATAGCCGTATGGCGAGCGCGCGGCAACATCGCAAGAATCGCAGGGGAAAGCACAACGTGAACCAATCACAATTTCAAAAGGCGGCTGGGCTAAGCGCCGAGTTAGCTGCGCGCTGGTTTCAGCCAATCAGTGATGCGATGGAAGAGTTCGGCATCACCAAGCCGGTAGACCAGGCCATGTTCATTGCTCAGGCTGGGCACGAATCAGCAGGTTTCACTCTGCTGGTGGAGAGCTTCAACTATCGCATTGCAGGACTGGTTAACTTCATCCGTGCGGGACGCCTCACGGCAGACCAGGCTAACGCGCTTGGGCGTCGTCCTGAAGAGCGAACATTACCGATTGAGCGACAACGCGCCATCGCGAACCTGGTATACAGCAAGCGCATGGGTAACAACGCTCCCGGTGACGGCTGGTTATACCGTGGACGTGGGCTTATCCAGATTACTGGCCTCAACAACTACCGTGATTGCGGCAACGGCCTGAAGGTTGATTTGGTCAAGCAGCCTGAGCTACTGGCTGATGATGTTTATGCAGCCAGAAGCGCTGCTTGGTTCTTCGCTACTAAGGGATGCCTGAAATACTCCGGAGACCTTATGCAGGTGACGAAGATTATCAACGGCGGCACTAACGGGCTGGAAGATCGTCGCGCTCGCTTCGGTCATGCCAAAACGGTCCTGGTGTGAGGTTGATATGGGATTCGAAACGCTTATCGCTATTGCTGCACTTGTTATGGCTGCTATCGCTGGTGCCTTTGGGATTGGTCATTCACGCGGCACAAGCAAAGCCGAAGCCAAAGCCGACCAGCAGCGCACCGAAGATAACGCAGCTGCAACGGTCGCAGCAGCGGAACGTCGGGTAGAAGCAACGAAAGAGGCCAGCAATGTACAACAGACTGTTAACCATATGCCTGGCGACGATGTTGATCGCGAGCTGCGCACAAACTGGACCCGTAAAGGTTGAGGTAGTGGACACTGCTTGCGACTGGGTTAAACCCATCTACGGTACGGATCACGACTGGGATGTACTGGACCGCCAGACGAAGAAAGACATCCTGGCGCATAACAAAGCGTGGCAGGCTAACTGTCATAATCCAAAGGAAGTGAGGTCCAAGTGATTGCAACCATCGGAACTATTCTTGTTTGGGCTCTAATCCTTATTGCTGGAGCTGCTGGACTGTTTTTCGCATTCATCGGTTTTATGTTTTTTATCAGTTGGCCGAAGTGACATTGAGTGTTAGTCATTACAAAGCTCACCGGCTGGTGGGCTTGATAATGGTTATTACTCGCGTAATGCAAATCCTTTCCAAGCTGCCATCCCAGCAAAGATGCCAATTACAGAGGAGGCCATGCCTCCTGCCCAAGTAATAACATCAGAGGCAGAAGGGATTGATTTTGATATAAATAAACAAAACTCTATACCAGAATGAGCTATAGCAATAACGACCCAAAGGCACAGTGCTTGTTTCAATAACTTGATCAACATGGATTTGCTCCCTTTGTGTTTACGCTCTTAGTTATAGCAGTTTATGGCATCACAGCAGGCATTCACTGAGTGCCTGTGATAATGACGAATTGTGGTGAATGCGCAGGCTGATGCGCTAAGCGGCAAAATAATCGGGATTAGGTAGGCCACCTATCCGCTGTTTTTCCAGCTTTGACTGGTAACACTCTAAACAAGCCGGAGATCAGCACCGGCCACCACAACCTATCCAAGCCACTGGCATCCGCTGGTGGTTTTTTTATGCGCATCGCACGCGCACATCGAAGAAAGTCTTTCAGCTGTGAGCCTGGGCAAACCGTTAACTTTCGGCGGATTTGCCGTGCGACAGGCTCACGTCTAAAAGGAAATACCACATGAAATATTTATCGCTACAGCAAGCGATGCTCGGCATGCGAGTCATCATGACCGACGATGGCCTCATTTTGAAAAGTCCGGCAGGTAGCGCACATTACGATTTGAAAGGACGTCGCCATACAGTATGGGGTGATGCTTCTTTCTTTCCTGAACATCTACGCGTTAAAGATAAGCGCAAACCGAAATGTGGCCACGTCAGTTTCGGAAATGACGAAATCGTTGCTCATCGGGCTGATGGTTCTGTGGCCTGGCGAATGGGTAAGATCGAAGAACCTACAAAAACGCCTGATGCTGCATTAGGTGAGCTGTCGGCTGTTTACACTCTTCCACGTTATAAAATTAGTAGCTACATGAAAAGACAGGAGCTGATTGCTAATGCCCTTGATGAAGCCAAGCAAAGATTTAGTGAAGAGTTTGGAGGGGTTCCAGCCGATAAAACAGCGGTAGTATTCCTGGCTGATCGCTGGGTTGCTGTTGAGGGGGGATATACTCCAGACGAAATACGTGATGCTGCGGAATACATCAAGCACAGACGCTTGACGAGGGAATTTGGCAAGGCGCTTGCTGATCTTTCTCCATTTGCAATGAAGGGTGGACATGTTTTTATCAAGGATACCTTCATTCAACCAAGCAATACTGTTAGCGCAAAAGTTGACACTTATTCCGTTGGTACCAGTACGTACAACTGCAACATGCGCATCAATGTTGATGGAGCGGATAAAACAATTCGCGAAAAAGTTCATGCTGTAGTTTCCAGTTATCTTACCCCTGAGGCAACTGAGTACACCGAAGAGATGGTGGATGAGTTAATGTCTCTCAAAGTGCCTGCCATTTGCGATGAGACAGCATTAGGCCGCCTTATTAGCGAAAAAATCGAACAATTGTTGCAGAAAGAAACCCGCCCCGGCGGTTCTATTCACAATGCAACCAAGCGTTAAGCGGTTGGAGGTAATATGCAGGTCACTATTGATGGTGTCCCATACGCTCCCGCCAGCGTCGTTTCATCCCGGATCGGCATTGCCATTTCGACACATCAGCGCGCAGACGTTTTAAAACGTTCACTCGAACAGCATCTGAGGCACCTGCCAGCCGGCGCGCTGGTGGTGGTTGTAGATGATGGTTCGAAACCTGCCGCAGTAGTGCCTGACGGCGTGCAGCTGCTTCGCCATGAAACATCACTCGGCATTGTTGCATCGAAGAACGCCAGTTTAACCGCGCTGATGGACGCCGGGTGTGAGCATCTTTTCCTTTGGGACGATGACGCCTGGCCCATCGCTGATAACTGGCACCTTCCATACATCGAATCACCCGAACCGCACCTGGCTTACCAGTTTCTCGATCTGGCAGGAACGAATAAGCTGAAGGATATGGCGATCCTGTACCGGGATGATAAGCACATCGCTTACACCGGGCAGCGCGGCGTGATGCTGTATTACCACCGTAGCGCTATCGACAAGGTTGGCGGTTTCGATCCCGTCTACGGTCGCGGCATGTACGAACACAGCGACCTCGCCCTGCGGATTCATAACGCTGGCCTCACGACGTGGGCTTACGGTGATGTGGTCGGTTCAGAAAAGCTGATCCATTCTCTCGATGAGCATGAAGCCGTAGAGCGTTCGGTACCGCGTCCCGACCGACAGGCGCTGGTGGAACGTAACGTGAAGATCCACAACGAACGGCGTGATGCCGGATTTACTGGTTACGTTGAATATCGCCAGCAGCGCGATGTGGTTATCACAACGCTGCTCACCAGTCAGCCTGACCCGCAGCGCGGCACGAGAATAGTGGCCTCGCCTGACATGCTGAGCAAATGGGCGGCCTCGCTTCGCCAGTGTGGGCGTATAGCGCTGGTGGATGAATTACTGACGGCTCCAACAGATGTTGAGCTGTATCTCGTACCTGACGTGAAGATGAATGTCTACTTTCGTCGCTGGCTGCACATCTGGCAGCACCTACGAGATCACCCTGAATACCGGTTCGTCTGGTGTACCGATGGTACCGATGTCGAAATGCTTCGCGCGCCGTGGGAAGAAATGGAAGCCGGAAAGGTGTATGTCGGTTCAGAACCGAAGACCTACGCCGACACCTGGGCAAAGCAGAATCATCCGGAGCGCATCTATCAGGAGTTCATTGAAGAGCACCGCAACGATGTGATGCTAAACGCTGGGCTGCTGGGTGGTACCCGCGCTGATGTAATGGCGTTCGCTCACGGCATCATCCGTCTTTACTACCGGATCGAGAGCTATCGTTTCTGGAAGAAAGAACAGGCTGGCGCCGCGGTGGGTGACATGCTGGCGTTTGGCAATGTCGCGCAGTCATTTGGCGATCGAGTTGTCACCGGCCCGCGCATCCACACAGTGTTTAAGTCTGAAGGTATCGGTAAGGAGTGTGCCTGGTGGAAACACAAGTGAAGTTTGTGGTGGTCGGGCATCACTCACGCTTGGGACATGCACAACGTCTTGCTGCGCTGCTGGATGCTCATTTGCTGATTGATGACGGTAACCACGGCGCGAACTGGAATCACCGGCGTGCGCTTGAGTGGGCAGCAGAGCAAAAATGCCGGGTAGTAGTGTTGGAAGACGACGCACTGCCAGTATATGGATTCGCCGAAAAGGTAACGGACTGGCTGGCGCGCTTCCCTGACGACATGCTGAGCTTTTATCTCGGTACCGGTCGACCGCCGCAGTATCAGAAAGAGATTGCCGGAATGCTGGTGGAATCAGACAGAGTAAACGCTGATTACCTTGTTCTTTGCAAATTGATTCACGGCGTATGTTATAGCCCTCCTCAGGGCAGGCTGGCGCGCATGCTTAACGCATGGAATAAAACGCTGGCAGCTGATTACGCCGTCGGTGAGGCATTCGGTGGCCGGGTGATTTATCCGTGTTACTCGCTGGTGGATCACGCTGACCTCCCGACGGTTGAGCGTCACCCTGACAACGAGCCGAGGACGGAACGCCGCCGCGCATGGAGACTGGCATGAACAAAGAGCCCCGTGTATATGGCAGCCGATGGGATAAGGCCCGTCGGCGTTTTCTCCAGCAGCACCCACTGTGTGTGATGTGCGAGCAGCAGGGGCGCATAACACCAGCAACGGTGGTTGACCATATCGTGCCCCACAAACTGAAAGATGCGCTTAAGTCAGGTAACCCGCTGGCCATATCGAAAGCACAGCTCCTATTCTGGAATAAAGATAACTGGCAGCCACTGTGCAAAGCACATCATGATTCAACGAAACAGAGAATGGAGAAGAGCGGCGCGGTAATAGGCTGTGATGCCAACGGCTACCCGCTCGATCCTGCGTCTCACTGGAGGACATAATGAAAGACCTCATCATTGAATACCGCGATGGTAAGTTTGTTCAGCTGGCAATTGATGGCGTAGCGATGAAGACTGTTACCTCTATTCAGTTCTCTCACACGGTAGGAGAAAACGTGCCGACGCTGACCTTCTCAGGTCATGTGTGGCCCGAGCATGGGAAAGGCGCTCAGAAACTCGAACAGGTTGATAAACAGACCTCCTGGCATGATGAAGCAAAGCAGATTATGAACGAGTGAAATCGTTTCAAATGCAATCATTCCAAGTGAGAATGAATACCATCAAGGGCAGGGGGGGGGGGATCAAATCTTCAAAACCTTTGCCCCAAATGACCGCCGCCAAAGTTTGAATTTAACGCTAACCCGATTTTTTTAGTTTTAAGGTGTTGACATATGGCAGATAAACGAACCCGTTCCGACAGTTCGGCGGCAGCGGTTCAGGCCATGAAAAATGCAGCTGTGGACACCATCGATCCGCCGTCCCATGCAGGTTTGGAGAAAAAAGCCGAACCATTCTGGCATGACAATATCAGATCGAAAGCTCTGGACAGCTGGACGCCTGCCGACCTGCTGGCCGCCGTAGAACTGGCTAATAATCAGCTCTATATCACCGTTTTACGCAAAGATTTACGTAAAGAAGAGCGTATACGCGGGGAGGAGCGAGACGAAGGCCTTATCAAAGACCTCCGCAAGCAAATTGTTGAGCTACAACGAACTATCCTGGCTCAGCGCCGTGACCTCCAGATCCATTCCCACGCAACCAACGGCGAAAGCCGCGACCAGAAGAAACGCAATCAGAATGATCGTGATGCACGAAATACCAAAAACGAGCATCAGGACCAGGACGACAACCTGATCGCCTTTCCCAAGCACGGATAAAAGACTATGACGCGAGGTGAGCGTGTAATAGCGTTCATTGAGCGCTTTTGCATCGTGCCGGAAGGCAAGCTTATCGGCCAGCCAATGAGGCTGGACACCTTTCAGAAAGAATTCATCCTGGCGGTTTACGACAATCCAGCCGGAACGGATATGGCGATCCTCAGCATCGCCCGAAAAAATGGTAAGACTGGCCTAATTGCCGGAATTCTGCTGGCTCACCTGGTGGGGCCTGAAGCGGTGCAGAACACTCAGATTGTCAGCGGTGCACTCAGCCGGGAACAGGCGGCCATTGTTTTTAACCTCGCGGTGAAGATGGTTAACCTGAACCCCAAGCTACAGGAGATTGTGCACATTACGCCCAGTGGCAAAAAGCTGATCGGCCTGCCGTGTAACGTCGAATACAAGGCTTTATCCGCAGAAGGTAAGACGACGCACGGCCTTTCCCCCATACTGGCCATTCTCGATGAAACCGGGCAGGTCAGGGGGCCGCAGGATGATTTTATCGATGCAATAACTACGGCGCAGGGGGCCCATGAAAACCCGCTGCTGATTGTTATCAGTACGCAGGCAGCAAACGATGCTGACCTGCTGAGCATCTGGATTGATGATGCGGTCAAATCGAAAGATCCGCACATCGTGTGCCACGTTTATGAAGCGCCAAAAGACGCTGATATCAGTAAACGCGAGTCCTGGCTGGCTGCGAACCCGGCACTGGGAACATTCAGGTCAGAAAAAGATATGGCGCGCCAGGCTGAGAAAGCTGGCCGAATGCCAAGCTTCGAAAACACCTTCCGAAACCTCAACCTCAATCAGCGCGTATCTACCGTATCGCCGTTTATCTCCCGCAGCGTGTGGGAGCTTTGCGGAGAGATGCCGATTAACACGCCGAGGAAGTGGTACGCGGGGCTGGATCTGTCAGCCAGGAACGACTTAACGGCGCTGGTTATCGCTGGTGAAGCAGATGATGGTGTCTGGGATGTTTTCCCCTTCTTCTGGACACCGAAAAAAACTCTTGAAGAGCGAACCAAAACGGACCGCGCACCCTATGACGTTTGGGTGAGAGAGGGGCTGCTGCGCACCACGCCAGGCGCTTCGGTGGATTACTCATTCGTCGTTGCGGATATCGCTGAAATTATCGGTGATTTCGACCTTACGTCGATGGCTTTTGACCGCTGGCGCATTGACCAGTTCAGGAAGGATGCCGATGCCATTGGGCTGAGCCTCCCGCTGGTCGAGTTCGGCCAGGGATTTAAGGATATGGGGCCAGCTGTAGACACGCTGGAGTCTCTGATGCTTAACGGGCGTGTGAGGCATGGCATGCACCCCGTATTAACGATGTGTGCTGTGAATGCGGTGGTGGTGAAAGATGCTGCTGGCAACCGCAAGCTCGATAAATCCAAAGCAACGGGCCGTATTGATGGCATGGTCGCAATGACAATGTCCGTTGGTGCTGCTAATGGGGAAGTTACCGAACCGGGTGGTGACTTCGACGACTTCATTTTCCGACCGCTGAGCATGTGATGGAAGAACCTAAATACACGATTGACCTGCGAACCAATAACGGCTGGTGGGCAAGGCTACAGTCCTGGTTTGTCGGCGGGCGTTTAGTCACCCCAAATCAGGGCTCACAGACGGGGCCTGTTTCGGCCCACGGACACCTGGGCGATTCATCCATTAACGATGAACGGATACTGCAAATTTCGACGGTTTGGCGCTGCGTGAGCCTGATTTCAACGCTCACGGCATGCTTACCGCTTGATGTCTTCGAAACTGACCAGAATGACAACCGCAAAAAAGTGGGTTTGAGCAATCCGCTGGCGCGACTGCTGCGCTACTCACCGAATCAGTACATGACCGCCCAGGAATTCAGGGAGGCCATGACGATGCAGCTCTGTTTCTACGGTAACGCGTATGCACTGGTGGACCGCAACAGCGCGGGTGACGTGATCAGCCTTCTCCCGCTTCAGTCTGCCAATATGGATGTGAAACTCGTCGGGAAAAAAGTGGTTTATCGCTATCAACGCGACAGCGAATACGCCGACTTTTCGCAGAGAGAGATTTTTCACCTTAAAGGCTTCGGATTCACCGGGCTGGTCGGCCTGTCACCCATTGCTTTTGCCTGTAAATCGGCAGGTGTGGCAGTTGCGATGGAGGACCAGCAGCGAGATTTCTTTGCCAACGGCGCCAAGTCTCCGCAAATCCTCTCAACCGGCGAAAAAGTGCTGACTGAACAGCAGCGCTCGCAGGTCGAAGAGAACTTCAAAGAGATCGCCGGCGGTCCGGTTAAAAAACGCCTCTGGATTCTGGAAGCGGGCTTTTCCACATCAGCAATTGGCGTAACGCCGCAGGATGCCGAAATGATGGCGTCTAGAAAATTTCAGGTAAGTGAACTGGCGCGGTTCTTTGGCGTACCGCCTCACCTTGTCGGCGACGTCGAGAAATCAACGAGCTGGGGATCGGGCATCGAGCAGCAGAATCTAGGCTTCCTGCAGTACACCCTGCAGCCCTATATCTCCCGGTGGGAAAACAGCATTCAGCGGTGGCTTATTCCTGCTAAGGATGTTGGCCGCATTCATGCTGAGCACAATCTCGACGGCCTGCTGAGGGGCGATTCGGCATCCCGCGCTGCCTTTATGAAGGCAATGGGAGAGGCAGGGCTACGCACCATCAACGAGATGCGACGAACGGACAACCTCCCGCCATTGCCGGGTGGCGATGTGGCAATGCGCCAGTCGCAATACGTGCCGATCACCGATTTAGGAACCAACAAAGAGCCCCGTAATAACGGGGCTTAATTTTTATGGGGGCCGTAATGCCTGAGATCGTAAAAACGCTGTCCTTCGACGAGACAGAAATCAAATTCACCGGTGACGGTAAACAGGGGATTTTTGAAGGCTATGCCTCTGTTTTTAATAACACCGATTCCGATGGCGACATCATTCTGCCCGGGGCGTTTAAAAACGCACTGGCTAACCAGACCCGCAAAGTGGCGATGTTTTTCAACCACAAGACGTGGGAGCTGCCGGTTGGTAAATGGGACAGCCTGGCCGAAGACGAAAAAGGCCTGTATGTGCGCGGTCAACTTACCCCAGGGCACAGCGGCGCCTCCGACCTGAAAGCGGCAATGCAGCACGGTACGGTTGAGGGTATGTCGGTTGGCTTTTCCGTTGCGAAAGACGATTACACCATCATTCCAACAGGCCGCATCTTTAAGAATATCCAGGCTCTGCGCGAAATCAGCGTCTGCACTTTCCCCGCCAACGAACAGGCTGGCATCGCAGCCATGAAAAGTGTCGATGGCATTGAAACGATTCGTGATGTGGAGAACTGGCTGAGGGATTCAGTCGGGCTCACCAAATCACAGGCAGTTGGGTTAATAGCCCGGTTTAAGTCAGCGATTCGGAGCGAGTCCGAGGGCGACGGAAACGAAGCACAAATCAACGCTCTGCTTCAGAGCATTAAATCTTTCCCTTCCAATTTAGGTAATTAATTATGTCTGAACTCGCTCTCATTCAAAAAGCAATCGAAGAATCCCAGCAGAAAATGACCCAGCTGTTCGATGCGCAGAAAGCTGAAATCGAAAGCACGGGCCAGGTTTCCAAACAGCTGCAGTCCGACCTGGCAAAAGTACAGGAAGAACTGTCCAAATCCGGTACGCGCCTCTTCGATCTGGAACAGAAACTGGCTTCCGGTGCTGAAAATCCTGGTGAGAAGAAATCCTTCTCCGAACGAGCGGCCGAAGAGCTTATTAAGACATGGGACGGCAAACAGGGCTCTTTCGACGCCAAAACGTTTAACAAGTCGCTTGGCAGCGACGCAGGTTCTGCTGGCTCGCTGATTCAGCCGATGCAGATCCCAGGCATTATCATGCCGGGCCTGCGCCGTCTGACCATTCGTGATCTTCTGGCTCAGGGCCGTATGACCAGTAATGCTCTGGAATACGTGCGTGAAGAAGTGTTTACCAATAACGCCGACGTGGTGGCAGAGAAGGCACTTAAACCTGAATCTGATATCACTTTCAGCAAGCAGACCGCGAACGTGAAGACCATCGCCCACTGGGTGCAGGCATCGCGTCAGGTGATGGACGATGCGCCAATGCTGCAGTCCTATGTCAACGATCGCCTGATGTATGGTCTGGCGCTGAAAGAAGAAGGCCAGCTGCTGAACGGCGACGGCACCGGGGATAACCTGGAAGGTCTGAACAAAGTGGCAACCGCCTACGACACCTCGCTGAATGCCACCGGCGACACCCGTGCTGACATTATCGCTCACGCTATTTATCAGGTGACCGAGTCTGAGTTTAGCGCTTCCGGTATCGTCCTGAACCCGCGCGACTGGCACAACATTGCGCTGCTGAAAGACAATGAAGGCCGCTATATCTTCGGCGGTCCTCAGGCGTTTACCAGCAACATCATGTGGGGTCTGCCAGTAGTTCCGACTAAGGCACAGGCCGCCGGTACCTTTACGGTGGGCGGTTTCGATATGGCCTCTCAGGTTTGGGATCGCATGGATGCCACCGTGGAAGTCAGCCGTGAAGACCGCGATAACTTCGTGAAAAACATGCTGACCATCCTGTGCGAAGAGCGCCTGGCGCTGGCGCACTATCGCCCGACGGCAATCATCAAGGGCACCTTCTCTTCTGGCTCATGATGGAGGGGGCGGGGAAACCCGCCCTTTAACGTATGGCGATAGATGTTCTCGATGTAATAAATCTCAGTCTGTTTAAGCAGCAGATTGAGTTTGAGGAAGACGACAGGGACGAGCTGATCACGCTGTACGCCCAGGCTGCTTTTGATTACTGCATACGCTGGTGCGATGAACCAGCATGGAAGGTTGCATCTGATATTCCTGCAGCCGTTAAGGGCGCCGTTCTCCTTGTCTTTGCTGACATGTTTGAACACCGCACCGCGCAAAGCGAAGTACAGCTATATGAGAACGCTGCAGCAGAACGCATGATGTTCATCCATCGCAACTGGCGCGGTAAATCTGAACCTGAGGAGGGCTCCTGATGGAACCTGGACGATTCAGGCACCGGGTAAAAATTCTCACCTTCACGACTTCGCGCGATCCATCTGGTCAGCCGGTTGAATCGTGGACTGGTGGCAACCCGGTCCCGGCTGAGGTAAAGGGGATCAGCGGCAGAGAGCAGCTTTCAGGCGGCGCGGAAACGGCGCAGGCAACCATTCGCGTCTGGATGCGCTTCAGGTCAGAGCTGAACGCCTCTTCTCGTCTGGAAGTGCTTAGCGGCCCGTATAAAGGTCAGGTGCTAAATATCATCGGTCCTCCTGTAGCAAATGCGACCGGCACTCGCCTGGAAATTCTTTGCAAAACGGGAGCTGAAAAATGATTGAGACGAGCCTCGATTTTTCTGGGTTAAATGATATCGCAAAGGACCTGGAGGCGCTTAGCCGCGCTGAAAACAACAAGGTCCTGCGTGATGCTACGCGCGCCGGTGCCGAAGTGCTTAAGGAAGAAGTAATCGTACGCGCACCAGTGCGTACCGGGAAACTGAAAAAAAACGTGGTGGTGGTGACCCAAAAAAGCCGCCGCCGCGGGGAAATTTCTTCCGGCGTCCATATTCGTGGCGTTAACCCGCGCACCGGCAACAGCGATAACACGATGAAGGCGAATAACCCGAGAAACGCCTTTTACTGGCGATTCGTTGAAATGGGAACTGCCAACATGCCTGCGCATCCGTTTGTACGACCCGCTTACGATACGCGCGAGGAAGAGGCCGCCAGCGTCGCCATTGCCAGGATGAATGAGGCTATTGATGAGGTATTGAGCAAGTGAATGAAGATAATATCTACGCCTTGCTTTCTCCCCTGGCAGAAGGACGGGTATATCCCTATGTTGCGCCATTAGGTAGTGACGGGAAACCGTCTGTCTCTCCACCCTGGGTTATCTTTTCCATCGTCGATGATGTTTCCGCTGACGTGCTGTGTGGCCAGGCAGAGAGCAGGGTTTCCGTTCAGGTCGATGTGTATTCCACTTCGATCGCTGAATCACGATCCCTGAGAGATTTGGCGCTCGCTTCGCTTGAGCCGTTAAACCCTACAGAGGTGGTAAAAATCCCCGGGTACGAGCCGGATTATCGGCTCTACCGTGCCACCCTGGATTTTAAAGTTACCCCCTGACAATTAATTCACCCAACGAACCCGCCTGATGGCGGGTTTTCTTTTTCCAGGAGACAGCTATGTCTGCACTTTATGAAAAATCGCAGCTGACGAAGATCCTTATTTCCTCCCTGCCAGCCACCAAAGAAACGATGGATTCCGCAACCTTCCTCGATCTGAGTTGCACCATCAAAGAAATTCAGTTCACCGGTGGCCAGAAGCAGGATATCGACGTAACAACGCTTTGCTCAGAAGAGCAGGAGAACATTAACGGCCTGCCTTCTCCGTCAGAAATCTCCCTGTCCGGAAACTTCTACAAGAATCCGGCGCAGGACGCCTTGCGTGAAGCGTATGGCAACGATACGACCTACGCTTTCCAGGTGATCTTCCCTTCCGGCAAGGGCTTTAAGTTCCTGGCTGAAATTCGCCAGCACACCTGGTCTTCAGGTACCAACGGCGTAGTGGCGGCAACGTTCTCCCTGCGCCTGAAAGGTAAGCCTGAAAACATTGAGTCTGGCTCCTGAGAGGTCTCATGAAGAATATTAAAAATCTCGCCCTGGCTAAGATGTCGGGATTTCGTCATAAGACGGTCGCCGTTCCTGAGTGGGAAGGCGTCAAAGTGGTTCTTCGTGAGCCGTCAGGTGAAGCCTGGCTGCGTTGGCAGGAAGTGGTGAAAACGGGTGCTGATGATGAAAATGTGTCGGTATCGGAAAAAGCACACCGTAATCTTTGCGCTGACGTGGTGCTCTTCATTGACGTTCTGTGTGACACCGATAAGCAACCGGTATTCAGCGTAGACGAAGAAGAGCAGGTACGTGAAATCTACGGCCCCGTCCATTCACGCCTGCTCAAACAGGCGCTTGACCTGATCAACAACGCGGACGAAGCGCGGGAAAAGTCTCAACCCCCGGCGTAAAGTTTCTGATGTCGCTTGCGCTCCGGATGGGGCGCACGCTCTCAGAGCTTCGGCATAATATGACGGCAAGCGAGCTTCTGATGTGGATTGAGTACGACAGGCAAAGTCCGGTTGGCGATATCCGTGGTGACATTCAGGCAGCTCAGCTCGTCTCTGCCATCTACGGCTCTCAGGGGGCAAAAGTACCGCTGGACGATGCGATCCTGCGATGGGGTGGCGATGAGCAATCAGAACCGAAGGACCCGTTTGCAGGGCTTGAGGCGGCGCTAACTGCTGCAACTCAGTGACATTTTGCTACATACATAATATTATCCCTCTTTAACTGGAGGGATTATGGTGAAAATTTTAATACTCATAATATTTCTGATTGCGGGTTGTACTGGTGATACAAGGAACGATATAAAGAATAATAAAAAACTTTCTTTCTCATCAAGCAGAAGTGCAGATGACGTAAGTGGTTGTATACTAGATAAACTAGATTTTTTAATACCAGAAAAACTTGTTACCAATAACTTAGTTGATGGGGAAGGTTTGGAGATTTATATTGGTGCGATTCAGTTCTCCCGCATGAAGTATTTTCATAGGGTAGAGATTAAAAAAAACAATAGTCAATCTTTAATCTCTTATCAACGTTCTGAAACTGACTTCGTACCAATTTCTGAAAAGGAAGTTTTGGAAATAATCAAAGAATGCAAATGAAATTAATTATCCCATTATGATAACCCGCCTCGGCGGGTTTTTTTTTCGCCTGGAGAAATGTGATGGCAACATTACGTGAATTGATTATTAAAATTTCCGCTAACTCGCAATCATTCCAGACGGAAATTTCCCGCGCCTCACGAATGGGGCAGGATTATTACCGCACTATGCAGAATGGTGGTCGGCAGGCCGCTGCTGCTGCCAGAGAGAGCGAAAGGGCGCTCTCTGATTTGACTGCCGGATTTGCATCTGCTGGAAGGGCTGCCGCCGCAGCTACGGCAGCTTTTGCAACGGGTAAAATTGTGCAGATTGCTGATGAGTGGAACTCCGTAAACGCTCGCCTTAAACAGGCATCATCTTCTGCTGATGATTTTGCCGCTTCACAGCGTCAGTTAATGGAAATCAGCCAAAGAACCGGCACGGCATTTTCAGATAACGCAAACCTTTTTTCCCGCGCAGCAGCCTCAATGCGCGAGTACGGTTATAGCTCTGACGAAGTTCTGAAAATTACAGAAGCTGTCTCTACCGGCCTCAAACTTTCTGGGGCTAACACCCAGGAAGCGAGTTCTGTTATCACTCAATTCAGCCAGGCGCTGGCACAGGGCGTTCTTCGTGGCGAGGAGTTTAACGCTGTTAACGAATCTGGTGATCGCGTTATCCGCGCACTTGCCGCAGGAATGGGCGTGGCCCGCAAAGACCTCAAGAGCATGGCCGATCAGGGGCAACTTACGATTGATAAGGTTGTTCCAGCACTGGTAGGCCAGTTAGATAATTTGCAAGATGAGTTCAAAAGCTTACCACAAACGGTTTCTGGTTCCTTGCAGAAGGTTACTAACTCATTCATGCAATGGGTTGGCGGTATTGATCAGGCTACCGGCGCAACGGCAGGTTTGTCTGGCGGGTTGGATAGTTTAGCCCAAACTCTGGATGCGTTCACTTCTTCAGCTGTTAGCGGTGCCTTGAATGACGTTGCTGACAATATGTCCACAATAACAACTGTGGCAGGGGCGCTTGTTGGCGTGGGGCTGGCACGCTACCTAAGCGGAGTTGTAACCAGCGCCACCAGTGCAACAGGTGCGCTAATTTCAGCCGCGAAATCAGAGGTTGCTCTTGCTGTCGCACAGGACAAAGCGGCTCAGTCTGCTGTTGCAGCTTCAAGGGCTGAAGTTTATCGAGCTCAGCAAGCTGTTCAGCGATCACGAAGCGCAGATGTTCAGGCCGCCCAGCAAGAGAAAATTGCGGCAGCAGAGGCAAAAGTTACAGCAGCTCAAGCCAGACTGACTACCGCTCTTGCAAGTGGCACTGCTACGGAAAAAGTCAGGGCCAGAACTGCACTTGAGCGTGCACAGGCAGGGCTGGTGGCTGCAAAAAATTCTGACGCTCAAGCTGCTGCAGAAAGGCGTCTGTCCGCGACCCAGGCTTCCTTAAACCGGAACCTTGCAAACCGTGTTTCGGCTCAAAGCAATCTCAATAGCGTGACATCCGTCGGCACTCGGCTCATGAGTGGTGCACTTGGTCTCATCGGTGGAGTTCCTGGTTTAGTTATGTTGGGTGCTGGAGCCTGGTATGCGATGTATCAAAACCAGGAGCAGGCACGTCGCTCTGCCCAGGAATACGCCAGTCAAATCGACGAAATACGAGAAAAAACTTCCCGCATGTCTTTGTCTGAAACAGACGACAATAGGGGGAGAACTGTTGGTGCTCTGGTAGAGCAAAATCGTTTGGTTGATGAGCAAGCCAAAAAGGTTGGTGAGCTGAAGAACCAGATCGACGATTTGAATGCATCGCGTGGAAAACCGGGCATTACCAGCGAGAACGATGCAAATATACTGAGAGCGATAGCTATCGTTACGGATCAACTTGCTGTTGAAGAGGGAAAATTAAATGACATGCGAGATAAATCTCGCGGCATACAGCAGGCTCTCGAAGAAATTGAGCGACGTCGCAATGATTTAATACGCGAACAAGCCTGGCGACAGAATGCGGTATATCAGTCGATGATCATGATGAATGGTCAGCATACTGAATTTAACCGTCTGCTGGGGCTGGGAAATCAGCTATTAATGGCTCGGCAAGGGCTGGCTAACGTCCCGCTCAGACTTCCGCAGGCCGATCTCGACAAAAAGCAAACCGATGCCCTCGAAAAGAGCCGCCGGGATCTGGAGTTGTCACGCCTGAAGGGTGAAGCAAAAGAGCGCCTGCGTCTGAGTTATGCAGCCGATGACCTGGGGTTAACCAGTGATCCGCAATTCCAGACAGGCCGTCAGGAGTTGATTAATAACGGCCTTGCTGAATGGCGGAATAATGAGGCCAACAAACCTAAGGCGAAGGGCGGTAAAACCGAAGGCGAGAAAACCGAGGATGTGTATAAGCGCCTTATCAAGCAGCAAAAAGAGCAGATTGCCCTGCAAGGTCAGAATACTGAGCTGGCGAAGGTTAAATACCAGGTCAGCCAGGGGGAACTTGCTTCTCTGACGGAAGCCCAGAAAAAGACGGTATTGCAGAATGCTGCACTGATTGACCAGGTTAAATTGCGTGAGCAACTGCGAAATTACGAAGCCAACCTTGCCGACAGTAACGCCAGCGCCCGAGCAGCCAATGAAGCGCAACTGCTGGGATACGGGCAGGGAACCAGGTTCCGTGAAAGACTTCAGGAGCAGTTCAATCTGCGTAAGGAGTTTGAGCAGAAGAATACCGATCTTCTCCGCCAGCGTCAGGCTGGTGAAATCGACGAGACGTTCTATCAGCAGGGGCTGGCACTTAATAAGCGCTACCTCGAAGAGCGCCTGCGCGACCAGGAGGGATATTACGCAGCTTCTGATGCGCAGCGTGACGACTGGATGACGGGACTGTCTGAGGGTTATGCGAACTGGGTGGACGAAGCCACTGATTATTCTTCCATGGCCGCTGACGGCATGAAGCAGGCCATGGGTGGCGCGGTCACCACGATCACCGACATGCTCAATGGCAACGTTGACAGCTGGAAGGACTGGGGCGTGAGCGTACTGAAGATCATCCAGAACGTTCTGGTGAACATGGCTGTTGCTAATGGCGTCAGCTCAATTGGATCACTGTTCAGTTTTGGCGCCTCGTCAGCCGCAACCGCCAGCAGCGGTACCGCTATTCAGAATGCCGGCGCGAACTTTACCTTTAATGCGAAGGGTAATGTTTACGACTCTCCGTCCCTGAGCGCTTACAGCAATGGCGTTTTTCAGACGCCTCAGCTGTTTGCTTTTGCCAAAGGCGCAGGGGTTTTTGCCGAGGCTGGTCCGGAAGCCATTATGCCGCTTACGCGCGCCGCTGATGGTTCGCTGGGCGTTCGGGCAGTTGGTACTCCGCAGGTCTCCGGCGGTGTGCCTTCAGTTAACTTCGGCGATATCAATATTCAGGGTGGATCACCACAGGCAGCCAGTCAGGGAACCGCCGGCGCCGCTGGCAGACAACTGAAAGATGCCATCACTGGCGTCATTAACGAACAGGCCAGCATGCCGGGCTCGCCTCTGTGGCGATTAATCAAGGGAGTTTAACCATGGCAGTCGAAACCTTCAGCTGGTGCCCAAAGGTTGCCTCTCAGGTTGATACAAATTTTCGTACCCGAAAGGCGCAGTTTGGCGATGGCTATACACAGGTGGCCGGGGACGGCATCAACCCGGCAACACCTCAGTGGAGCGTGAGCTTTACCGGCGACGAGGCTTACATTCAGGCCATTAAAAACTTTCTGAACAGACATGCAGGGTGGAAGTCATTTATCTGGAAGCCACCGCTTGAGCCTTCAGGTTTATGGCGCGCGGAATCCTTCCAGATATCTACCCACGGCAACAAAAAATACACCCTCAGCAGCACATTCATACAGGCATACCATCCATGAGTATTTCATCTGATGTCCAGAAACTGGAACCGGGTAAGCGCGTCCGCCTGATCGAGGTGGACGGCTCAGCGTTCGGTGCGGGTATTCTTCGCTTTCACAACGAGACAATCCCGCATACCGAGGCGGAAATCATCGCCGCAGGCGGCGACGAGTCAAAACTTGAGCCGAAGTCGGTGTGGTGGCAGGGGCAGGAGTATGGCGCGTGGCCGTATGAACTGACCGGCATATCTGTAAGCAGTGACGGCCAGAGTTCACGGCCGTCACTCACTGTTGCAAACATCAGCGGTACGATTGGCGCGCTGTGCCGAAGGTTTCAGGGGATGGCTAAAGCAAAGGTGATCATCCATGACACCTTCGCTCACTACCTGGACGCAAGAAATTTTCCTGGCGGGAACCCGACTGCGAATCCCAACGAGGAGCGCAAACAGGTTTATTACATCGACCGTAAATCAGGGTCAGACGATGAAACCGTAGAGTTTGAGCTTTCAAGTCCAGCCGATTTGCGAGGGCAACTCATTCCGACCCGGCAAATTCAGCCAATGTGCACGTGGTGCATGCGGGGCTGGTACAAAACCGGGAACGGCTGCACCTACGCCGGGCAAAACGGCTGGTTCGATAAAGACGGCAATCGGGTAGACGATCCTTCACAGGATGTTTGCTCCGGATTGCTGTCAACGGGCTGTAAACCTCGCTTCGGAGAGAATGAACAGCTGGATTATGGCGGGTTCCCCGGCGCTTCACTTCTGAGAGGATAATCATGCGCGACAAAACAGTTAGCGCCATTCTGGCGCATGCCGCCGCATCCTTCCCCGAAGAGTGCTGTGGCGTGGTTATTCAGAAGGGGCGGGTGGAGAAATACATCCCCTGCAAAAATAATGCTGAGTCGCCGACTGAGCAATTTGAACTTAATCCTGAGGATTATGCGGCCGCCGAAGAGCAGGGCACTGTGGTGGCGATCGTCCACAGCCATCCCGGCGACGGGGCAACAACTCAGCCGAGCGAGCTCGACATGCTGATGTGTGATGCCACGGAACTGCCCTGGATTATTGCATCGTGGCCGGAGGGCGACATTCGCACCGTCATGCCTCGCGGAGACCGTCCCCTCACAGGGCGCCAGTTTGTACTCGGGTATGCAGACTGCTGGTCTCTCATCATGGACTATTTCCGCATCGAGCACGGCATTGAACTGCCCAACTACAGCGTAGATCGCCACTGGTGGGAGCAGGGTGAAAACCTCTATATGGATAACTGGCAGGAATGCGGTTTCCGTGAGTACGACGGTCCCGCTCAGCCAGGTGACATGGTTATCATGCAGGTTCAGTCCACCGTCCCGAACCATGCCGGGATTTTGCTTGATGGCAACATGCTACTGCATCACATGTATGGCCAGCTAAGCCAGCGTATTCCCTACGGTGGCTATTACCGTGACCGTACCATCAAAATTCTGCGTTATAAGGATTTGATGTAATGGAAAGAAAAACCGTTATCAAACTCAGCGGCTCAATGGCTCAGCGATTTGGCAGGACACATCGCCGTGCACTAACGTCCGCCAGCGAAGTTTTCAGGGCGCTTTCTAACACCATTGCCGGCTTTGATGCTTATCTGCGTGAAGCTCGGGCAAAGGGACTGGATTTTGTTATTTTCCGGGATCGTCGCAATATCGGGCACGAAGAGTTTGAACTCCTGGGGCCGGGTGATGAGTTAAGAATAATCCCTGTGATAAGGGGTAGTAAAAGAGCTGGAGTATTCCAGGCGTTGCTCGGAACGGCTCTGGTCGCTGCTGCCATATGGATGCCTGGAGTTAGTATCGCAGCAAGTAACCTCATGTTTTCCGTTGGTGCCGCAATGGCCGTTGGCGGTGTAGTGCAAATGCTCTCTCCTCAGGTTTCAGGTCTGCGAATGCGTCAGGAACCTGATAACAAACCCTCCTATGCGTTTGGTGGTCCCGTTAACACGACGGCATCTGGCAATCCCGTCCCCCTGCTTTATGGGCAACGGGAAATTGGCGGCGCCATTATATCCGCCGGGGTTTATGCAGAAGATCAGCAATAAACCAAACCACGTACTGCAAGCCACCTGACGGTGGCTTTTTTATGGACGCGATATGACGACGACAATCATCAAAGGCCGCGGTAAAGGTGGCAGCAATCAGACCCGAACACCCGTTGAAGCACCGGACAGCATTCAGTCCATTGCAAGGGCAAAGGTGCTGATTGCGCTTGGAGAGGGTGAGTTCGCTGGCGGGCTTGATGGTAAAAACATTTTTCTTGGTGACTCATCTTCCTACACGCCTCTTCAGAACGCCGACGGAAGTTATAACTTCAATAATGTGAAATATGAGTTCCGTTCCGGTACTCAGGACCAGGACTACATTCAGGGCTTCCCCGGCATTGAAAACGAACTTCAGGTTTCATACGAGCTGAAACAGGCTGTGCCGTACGTGCGCGCGGTATCCAACACGCAGCTCTCTGCGCTGCGAATTCGCCTGGGATGGCCAACTCTTTTACTCCAGAAAAACAACGGCGATAAAGTCGGCACCCGCGTAGAGTATGCTATCGATCTGTCGGTCGATGGCGGGCCGTATGAAACGGTGGTTAACGGTGCTGTTGATGACAAAACCACGTCGCTTTATGAGCGCAGTCACCGCGTCAATCTTCCGAAAGCCTCGACTGGATGGCAGTTGCGGGTTCGCAGAATCACGCCGGATTCCACGAGCGTGAATATCGTCGACACCATGCGCGTTGTGGCCGTTACTGAAATTATTGACGCCAAACTTCGCTACGTTAACACAGCGCTGCTGTATGTAGAGTTTGACGCAAAGCAGTTCCCTAATGGCATTCCTCAGGTTGTGTGTAATCCGAAAGGGCGAATCATCCGTGTACCTGATACTTATGATCCCGAAACCCGCACTTATTCTGGTACATGGGAGGGCGTATTTAAATGGGCATGGACGGATAATCCTGCCTGGATTTATTACGACATCATTCTGAACGAGCGCTTCGGGCTGGGTCAAAGAATTGATGCGACTCAGATAGACAAATGGGAGCTTTATCGCATCGCCCAGTATTGCGATCAACTGGTACCAGATGGCAAGGGCGGAAGTGGGACGGAGCCTCGTTTTCGTTGCAACGTTTATATCCAGGACCGTAATGACGCCTGGACTGTACTTCGTGATCTGGCGGGTATATTTCGCGGCATGACGTACTGGGGTGACAATAAGATGTATGTCCTGGCTGATATGCCCCGCGATGTGTGGCATATCTATAACCACGCCAGCGTAGTTGAGGGTAAATTTACCTTTTCGGACCCGAGTGAAACCACCCGAAACACTGCCGCGCTGGTGAACTGGTCTGACCCAGCTAACCACTACAAAGACACGCCTGAGCCTGTTTACGATAACGATCTGGCCATGCGCTTCGATTATCGTCAGCTCGAAATGACTGCGATCGGCTGCACCAGGCAGTCAGAGGCAAACCGTCGGGGGCGCTGGGCGCTGCTTACTAACGGTATCGGCGAGGTGGTGACCTTCAGCACGGGCATGGACGTTCCCCCTGTCGGGGAGGTGATCGGTGTGGCTGCTAACGAGCTGGCCGGAAGAACTATCGGCGGCAGGGTGAGCGCGGTTAACGGCCGCAACATAACCCTCGATCGCGCTGCTGATGTGAAAGCCGGTAACAGGCTGTTTTTGAATCTTCCATCAGGCACGGCTCAGGCCAGAACCGTCCAGGCCGTTAACGGAAACACAGTCACTGTCACCACACCCTACAGCGAAACGCCGGAGGCTGAATGTAACTGGGGCGTGGACTCTGACGATCTGTTTATAGCGCTTTTCCGTGTTACGGGAACGCGGGACAACAACGACGGAACTTTCGAGGTCACCGGGACGACTTACAACCCTGATATCTATTCCGCTGTTGATACCGGCGCAAGACTGGACGAGCGGCCAGTCAGTGTCATTCCACCGGGGGTTCAGGCTCCCCCAGGAAATATTGTCGTAGACAGTTACTCTACGGTTAACCAGAACATTGCGATTACCACCATGCGCGTTGCCTGGGATTCTGTTCAGGGTGCAGTTGCGTACGAGGCGGAATGGCGGCGTGACAGCGGCAACTGGGTAAGCGTTCCCCGAACGTCTTCTCTCGGCTTTGAAGTACAGGGTATCTACTCGGGTCGCTATCTGGTCCGCGTCAGGGCGGTGAACGCCAGCGACGTTTCATCAGTCTGGGCGACATCATCAGAAGCGAATCTTACGGGTAAAGTGGGCAATCCGCCGAAACCGGTCGGCTTCATCGCTTCCGATAATGTGGTATTCGGTATCGAGCTGAGCTGGGGATTCCCGGCGAACACCGACGACACGCTGAAGACGGAAATTCAGTACAGTCTGACCGGGACGGAAGACGATGCGATGCTGCTGGCAGACGTACCCTATCCGCAGCGCAAGTATCAGCAGATGGGCCTTAAAGCGGGGCAGATTTTCTGGTATCGCGCGCAGCTGGTGGACCGCAGCGGCAACGAATCAGGTTACACAGAATGGGTGCGCGGGCAGGCCAGCATTGATGTATCCGATATCACCGATGCAATCCTGGAGGACATGAAAGGCTCCGATACGTTCAAAGACTTGATCGAGAACGCGGTGGACAGCAGCGGAAAACTGGCAGAACTGGCTGATGCAATCAAAGAGAACGCAGACGGCCTTGCTGCTGCGGTTGGCTCGAACAAGCAGACCGCTGAAGCAATCATCGGAAACGCGCTGGCTATTGCCGATGTTGTCGTGCGCCAGACAGCCCAACAGGGCGCTAACTCTGCGACATTCGAACAGCTCCGGGAGGTGATCGCTACTGAAACGGAGGCGCGCGTAACGGATGTTACCCGTCTTGAGGCAAAAACTGCGCAGAACGAGGCGGGAGTTACCGAGGTAAGGCAGGCTCTGTCAGATGAAGCTCAGGCAAGGGCTACTGCTGTTGATCAGCTCACTGCGAGCACTCAGGTCATTTCTGATAAAGCTGATTCGGCTTCGAGTAAAGCTGATGCTGCATCAGGTAAGGCAGATGCGGCTGAACAAGCCAGCTCACAAAACACTGCTGATATCACCACGTTGCGACAGGTTGTCACAGACACGACTTCATCAATGGCATCCCGCCTGGAGGAGCTGGGAGCAAGAACCGATACTGCCAGCGGCGGCATCCAGAATAACGCTATCGCGCTAATAACGAGTACGCTGGCGCAGGTTGATCAGCGGGTGAGACTCAGTGCGCAGTACGGTGACAGCAAGGCCGGCATCGATCGTATTGATAACGTCATGGCAAGCGACAGGGAGGCAACAGCACGTTCGCTGCTAAGTTTGCAGACTGACGTGAACGGCAACAAGGCATCCATCAACAGCCTGAATCAGACGTTCTCCGATTACCAGCAGGCCACCGCGACGCAGATAAACGGCATCACGGCGACCATCAACGGGCACACTTCAGCGATCACCACCAACGCGCAGGCCATTGCGAACGTCAACGGCGACCTGAAGGCGATGTACAGCATCAAGGTCGGGTTATCCAGCAATGGTCAGCTTTACGCGGCAGGGATGGGGATCGGCGTGGAGAATACGCCGTCCGGCATGCAGTCGCAGGTTATCTTCCTGGCTGACCGCTTCGCCGTTACTCACCAGGCCGGAGCGACCGTTACGCTTCCGTTCGTTATTCAGAACGGGCAGGTGTTCATCAGAGACGCGCTGATAGGTGAGGGCACCATCAGCAACGCCAAGATCGGCAACTACATCCAGTCCAATAACTATGTCGCTGGCTCAGTCGGATGGAGGCTGGATAAGGGAGGTACGTTTGAGAACTACGGTTCGACAGCTGGTGAGGGAGCCATGAAGCAGACTAATCAAACGATCAGTGTCAAGGATGCCAACAATGTGTTGAGGGTGCAGATCGGGAGAATCACGGGAACATGGTAACGGGAGGCCTCTTACGGGGCCTCTTTTTTTTTCAGGAGGACTGGATGGCGGAATATGGGGTTCAGACATGGGACGCCTCAGGCAATGTAAATAACTATGGCGTTAAGCCTGTCAGCGTTTGTGGCTATCTCCAGCTGGCCCAGAACCAGAAAACAGGCTCTTACACCGTAGCGCTTCCACCGGGTTGCAGGCTGACCTATTTTCAGAGCATGAACGGCGATCAGTTTGGTACGAGTCGGAGGAAGATCACCATTTCAGGGGGAACCGCAACAGTGTCAGCAGCAGGCGATACCGACTACTCAGCAGGGACTGAGCCTGCGGCAGCGGCTTATCTCATTTTCCAGATCGAGAGGGCATAAATGGCGGAGTATGGCGTTTTACTGACGACGACCAGCGGGGAAGTATGGGTGACCGCGAACAGCTCGCCAATCGCTCTACAGGAACGAAAGACAGCGGCACTTCAGGGAACATCGGGGTTTAATACCAGAGTGACGCACACATTCCCCGCAGGTCAGCCTGTTGTCGCCTTCGTTCATTGCACGGTAGAGGTCGAAATCACTCAGACGATAAGCGGGAACACCATCACGATTGATTTTCTCAGACCGAATGCAACCGGCACAGCGTACGTTTATTTTTTCTCTATTTTCCCGCAGACAAAGCCAGACTACGGGCTGGCTGTGTGGGATGCATCAGGGACGCTGATTTTAACAAACGAAACGCGCACGCTGAGTGATGTTGTCACCCTCGGTACCGCCGGGGTGGATGCCAGCTCAGGATACAACATCAATACAACTCTGGCGGGGAAGTGGGCCTGCATGCCTGCCATGCTGGGGCTAATTACCGGGGTTGTATCGGCTGGCGGTCAACCGCAGCCATACTCGGCTATATACAAGAGCTTGGCAAAACTTGAGGGAAGCAATACGCGGATATTCGCCAGGCCGCAGACAACCCCCGGTGGCAACCTTCAGAACGTTACGTATTCGAATCTGAGGAACGTGATTATGGCCATTAACTGCGCCAATTATGATTGATCGTTTTTAGCGATCAATTTTGAATAATTGATCTATCAAATCAATTATATCCCGTTGATTCATATTGTTATTGTGTAGCTTCATGAATGCCCTGGGATATAACCACTATGAAAAATATGATTCTTTGCCTGGCGGTAGCGGTATTGCTCTCCGGTTGCGCTGGCGTTATTGAGAAGCAGCAACCCGTATGCACCGGAACAGCCCTGATCGGCGGACAGGAAAGCAGCGTCCAGATCTACGGAGTCCGTAAACAAAACAATCAGACGCAGTACCGCGCCGGTTATCCCTTTAACTGGTCATGGGTGAGCGCCAACACGTTCACCAGCACCACCTGCCACTAACCCATTCAGTTTTGAACAAACCCCGCTCCGGCGGGGTTTTTTATTGCCTGGAGAAAACATGATTTATACTACTGGCACTATCGCCATCAGCGGAAATACCCTTACAGGTACCGGCACAAACTTCACTGCTGCTGGATCTCTTATTCGTAACGGATGTACCGTTATTGCAATGACCAGCCCTGTGCAGGTATTTCAGATTACCACCATCGGCAGCGCAACAAGTCTCACCGTAACGCCAGCAGCTAACCCAACTGTTCCCGCCGGAACCCGATTTGCCATTCTTCTGAGTGACAGTCTGAGCGTGGATGGTCTGGCGCAGGATATCGCTGAAACCTTCACGATGTACCAGCGCTACATGAGCGGGTTCGCTGATGTAATGAACGGGACATCTGATGTCACCATCACTATCAACGGCACTGTCGTTACCGTGCCGGGTCAAAAATCTCTGGCGAAGAAAGGGGATAACAGCGACATTACCAGCCTTTCTGGGCTGAAAACAGCTCTCAGCATTGAGCAGGGAGGGACCGGGGCAAAGAATGCCGCTGACGCTCGCACAAAACTCGGTTTAGGAAACAGCGCTACACGAGACGTTGATAGCCAGTTTTCCCCAGGTTCCGCGTATCTAAACGGAGCTGCTGTCATGGCGCAATGCCATCGCGATTATCGCAATATCGGCCCTTACGACGCTATATCCCAGTACCCGCTCGGTATGTCTTTTGGCATACAGCTTGGAGGAAGTGGCTGGGGTGGCGGTAGCGGGGCAGACACCTACACGGGTATGTTGACGCTACGTGGGTGGCATGATTTTTCTGCTGGTGGCTATGTGTCGTGGCAGCTTGCCTCAACCTCTCAGGGACTGAAGTACCGTCAGGGCAACGGTACAATTCAGGGCAATGCTAACGTAGGGTTCTCCACGACGCACACCATTTATTCGACGCAGAACACCACGAAAGCCAGTGACGGAACGCTCAAGGCTGCATCTCCGATCGCCAGAATCGTAAAATCTCAGGAAGAGAACCAGCGTACCGATGTTGACGAAGTAGGCTTCACCTGGTGCGGCTGCGGTACGGCGAACGCCGAGGCTGAAGGGATCAAAATCTCGCGGCTGGATGTTGGGGTTTATGTTCTTATCGGCTCGGCAGGCCTGGCATCAGAAGGTTGGCAATTGCTCCCGCCAATGGACCCGGGTGGAATGGGAGAGCTGGGTGTTGTTGAAGCAGAGCAGACAGAAAGCGGTGGGCTGACGATTCGGCTTTTTAAGCGGAAATACATGCTGAGCGATGAAGGGGAGATCGTCAAAACAAAAGGGGCTCCTATGGATGTTCCGGCCAACAGCTGGATCGACGTTCGCCTCGATATGCCAGAGGATAGCATCTGGAAAACAAGAGCTTCCGAAGCTTCTCTTGAACTGACAGAGCAGCCTGGGGACATTCAGCCTTAAAAATTAATAGGCGAACCCAAATTGATCTGCATTCCATTTGAAACTACTGTATATAAACACAGTAATAAAGGGAGTGCAGATTATGCCCCGAATTTCAGATATTCAGGCCGCCTTTATTGCGGCCATAGAGCTTAACCCAAAGGGCTACCGCTACCTGAGAACAGACAGCTTTATAGAAAAGTTGCGTGGTTTTAACTGGCACTTCACCCGAGCCGACGCCAATGCATGGATAGAGCGCAATCAGCCAGGCTTCGCTGACAAGACGACAGACGGTAGTGATAACCGGTACTGGATCCTGCGTAACATGGGGAGGGTCCTCTGATGGGATTTGCATCACCTGCTACCGATTACGTCGAACGCCAACTTTCTCCATCCGTTCTGTGCAACATAGGGGCCGAAAGCAGGGTGCTTGAAACAGATGTTGGGTTTGCAGTCATTGAGCCAGCCACGAAAAAAAGGCCAGGAGATGTATTGTTAATTTTGTGCGACGGCCACACGCAGTTTGCAAAACTGATGGGTAAGTCATTGATCACGGATGATGGCGAGGCAATAGAAGGAGCCGCTCTGGAAGAGGTGGAAGTGTTGGGCAGAGTGACGTTCTTCATCAATCGTGCATTAGATGATGATTGCCCTGCAATATAGATAAAGTTCCCCATGCTTCACTGACGAATAACCAGCCATAAGCGGCTGGTTTTTTTGTGTGGTTTGGTCGGAACGAGAGAATTTTAACCTCCATCCCATGATGGCATCCTAAAGCCCAAAGGAAGTTTTGCATAATCACTTCTACAAAATCGCATTCCCCAAAATAAAATTTAAGTGAATGAAAAACATGGAGAAAAATGAGGATGAAAATACAATAAAATCAGCCAGAAAAACAAAGTTAACTGGCTGATTAATAACATTTAATTGGAGGTTGTCGAACTCTGCTTCTGGAACAGTTCCCGGAAGACCGGATAGATGTCATCCTGGTCACGAATGTGCTGCATCGCAAAGTTATCAAACATCGCTTGCAGATGCTCATACTCACGCCATAGCGTCTGGTGGGCACGACGGGTAATTTCAATGTAGCTGTAGTAACGCACCACCGGCAGGATCTTCTTCGCCAGAATTTCATGACACAGCGGCGAGTCATCCGCCCAGTTATCGCCATCCGATGCCTGCGCGGCGTAGATGTTCCACTGCGCCGGATCGTAGCGCTCCCTCACTACCTCATCCATCAGCTTCAGGGCGCTCGACACGATGGTGCCACCGGTCTCCTGCGAGTAGAAGAACTCATGTTCATCCACCTCTTTCGCCTGAGTGTGATGGCGGATGTAGACCACCTCCACGTTCTTATACGTTCTGCTCAGGAACAAATAGAGCAGAATATAAAAACGCTTAGCCATATCCTTGGTGGCCTGATCCATTGAACCTGACACGTCCATCAGGCAGAACATCACCGCCTGGCTGGAAGGCTCAGGGCGTTTTTCGTAGTTCTTGTAGCGCAGGTCGAACGTGTCGATAAACGGCACCCGGTCGATCTTCGCCCGCAGTTCGGCAATCTCTTTTCGCAGGCGCTCCTCTTCCAGCAGTTGCGCCGGTTCCGTGTTTTCCACTACTTTCAGGCTGGTTTCCAGCTCGCGCAGTTCGCGCCGTTTGCCTGCCGTCATCGCCGTGCGTCGCGCCAGCGAGTTTTGCAGTGAACGCACCACGCTGATGTTGGCGGGCACCCCATTTGCGGTATAGCCCGCACGATGGGTTTTGTATTCGTTGAGTTGACGGTGCTGATTCTTTCTCAGATTCGGCAGGGCCAGATCCTCAAACAGCAGATCGAGATATTCGTCTTTTGAAATCTGGAAGACAAACTCATCCTGGCCTTCTCCGTCCTGGCTGGCTTGCCCCTGACCGCTGCCAGAACCGCCGCCTCCGCCTTGGGGACGCTCGATTCTGTCATTCTGGACGAAGTGGTCATTACCTGGGTGTACACGATGGCGAAGGCCGCCACGCCCCTGATGAAACATCGGTTCGCTGATGTCATCGTTGGGGATGGAGACGGATTCGCCGCTGTCGACGTCGGTCACCGAGCGTTTGTTGATGGCCTCGGAGATCGACTGTTTAATTTGCGCTTTATAACGGCGCAAGAAGCGCTGGCGATTCACCGTGCTCTTGTTTTTGCCGTTAAGACGCCGGTCAATAAACCAGGTCAT